TCAATTTACTATGCCCGATAAAGTGTCTGAGCCCGTCCAATTTATGCACCGTAATGAAGCTGATTTCCTAAAACGTAAGGATCGCTTCGAACCCGCTCTCGGTGTTAACATGGGCATGCTAGAGGAGAATAGTATTTTCAAATCTCTTCACTCCATTACTAAATCCCAAGCTGTGACACCCAACGAGGTGGCATCAACGAACATTAGTGGAGCTCTGCGTGAGTGGTTCGCACATGGACGTGAAGTTTATGAACACCGCAGAGAACAAATGAAAACCATATCCCAACTGGCAAACTTACCCGTTTTAGATCTTGAATTAACTTTTGATGATCGTGTCACTATGTGGCAAGACAAATATGGAGACCTTACTACACAATCAGGTATTATCGAAATTTTTGAAGTTGCTACCCACGCTTCCGACTCGGAACCCAGCGCACTAACCAATCCACTAGTTTCGCCAATCTTGCCTCCTGAGGCAGCTTCCTCCGAACAAATTCTTATTGATAGAGTTAAAGAAGTTCTTGGTAAACCAAAACGTGAAGAATATGTCATAATATCTCAAGAATACGGTGCAGGCGATTTGTTATATGAAAGCGAGAATGTTCTACTCGTGATTGAATGCAAAAGAGTCCTTGGGAGATCTGGTCAATACACTAAGGCTAAGAAACAAGCCACAAAGTACGCAAGTGTCTTTCATATATTGCGTCCTGAATGTTGTGTGTATGCTATCATGTACACAGAATATGGTTTCAGAGTGGTGGATGTCTTCGGCGAACTTATGATATGTTCCAAGTTCGAAGAATTCCTAGACCACATTTCTGTCGAACTCATCTAGAGAGTTCATTGTGCGACGCACTTTAAAACGTTCCGTAGGCGCTTGTGAGTGTCAGCGTTACCCCAAGGGGAAACCAAAATCACATCTATTGTACTGATTACGGAAGTAATTGATCGCTTGAAGTTTACGATCACACTTACGCTTGCAATATTATGGACTTGCTCTTTTCTAGGAGCGCGGCAACCACCGCACAAAAACTTAGATAGGCCATTGGTGTAAGCAACCAATGGACCCGTATCAACAAACCGCTTAGTAACACAAATTTATTTATTACAAAAGAGTTGGAGTTCTCTAATTTAACTCCACAATCCGGCTCCCTTGGCACCATCCAAGAACAAGGAGTCGCAAACCTTTCAGAAGAAATCACCGATTTTAATGAGCAAGATGCTGGTTGGACCACGAAAATTGGTTCCGGCATGGACGCTACCATGAAATTGGGTGCCTCGGGAGATTCCTCATTGGGATCTTTCTTAGGTAGGCCAACACGAATTGCCAATTTTTCCTGGATTGTGGATCAGCCCTTCTTCGAAAAGTTCGATCCTTGGTCATTGTTCTTGAATGACCCCCGTGTATCAGAGAAAATTGCTAACTATGAACTATATAGGAGCAAATTACACGTTAAAATGGTAATCTCTGGCACTGGCTTTCATTACGGTCGTGCACTTGTGTCCTATAACCCTTACTCTGGGTATGATGACATAACTATAGAGAGGAATTTTCTTCAGCAAGATCTTGTTGCTGCCTCTCAAAAGCCACATTTCTTCTTAAATCCCACTAATAACACTGGTGGTCAACTCGATTTGCCGTTCTTTTGGCATGAGAATTACTTATCACTAAGTGGTCCCAGGAGAGATTCTCTCGGAGACATGATTATAAAGTCATTTGGCAATTTAGCACATGCCAATCAAGGTAACGATCCCGTTAGCATCACCGTATATGCATGGGCTAGTGACGTCGAACTCACTATGCCTACATCATTGACCACGCTTACGGCCTTGGATTATACTCCTCAGTCGGGTGTGCTTAATTCGAATGATGAATATGGTAAGGGAATCGTTT